ACACCTGGCGGGAACTGAGCGCCCATTTGAACTGGCGCACGAATTCTTCTAGGTGGTTCTGCACGACGCGGTAAAGCGTCACCAGGTCGCCGTTGATGTCGTTGAGGACTTCAACAGGCGCGGCCTGGGGACGCATGAAGTAGAGTGCGGCGCCGCCGGCGAAGACTTCAACATAGCATTCGTGAGGCGGGAAGAGTGGGATAAGGCGATCGGCCAGGCGGCGTTTGCCGCCCATCCAAGGAATAATAGGTGTGGACATATAAAAGCAAGACCTTTGCTGTATGGATAAACAGTGCTAGGCTCGCTCCGCTTTGTGCACGAAGCAGGAGCCTTGGCTGGACTTGCAGGGACAATCTGCGGGGAAGGTGGCCGGGTAGGATGTTGACGCATCCTGCCCTGCCGCTCCTTTTACTTCGGTGTAGAGACTTCTTTTGCATAGGCCTGACAGGCCCGCAGAGCGATCAATCCTTGGTCGCCGGCATCGGTGATTCCGATAATTCGTTGAGCATGCGCTGGGTCAAGTTGGGCTCGACGGGCTGCATGAACCACGCCGACGGCGCCGGGGGTAATTGGCACGTTGCAACCACTGGCTGAATCCGTGGAGTCGAGAAGGACTGACAGCCGCACATCAGCAGTAGCAAGGCGGTCACGCAGTAAAGCCTGGTCGCGCTGGGCATCGGATAATTCCTTGATGTGTTGTTGATCGGAGATGGCCAGGCTATGTTCCAGAGCCTGGCGCTTGTTCTGCTCGGCACGGGCCTGGGCTGCTGCGGCATTGCTGATCGCGGCCAGGTCCGCGTCGAACTGGGCGCCCTGCTCCGCCACCACCCTGCCGAGGCGCCAGTCCTGCATCTGCCAGGCAGCGCCGAAGCTTGCGGCCATAGCCACCAGGATCAGCAGCACCAGGCCGGCCAGTTTCTGCACGGGCGTCATGCCAGCACCCGCAATGCCGTCTGATACAGCGCCAGGCGATCAGCTGCCCCATTTGGCACCTTGCCCTTGCTGCCGGTGTTAATGAGACTGCCAATGCTCTGGATGTCGCCAGCATCAGCCAGGCTGTTCAGCCCACTCACGGACCAGTACCAAGCGGCCGATAGCGCCGCGTATTGCGGCTGTTCCAGCAGCTCGGGGTTGCCGATCAGGTCGACGCCAATGGCATCACCGCAGGCACGGTAGTTGTCCTTACCAGTAATCTGGATCGGTCCACGGCCTCGGTACAGGTAGCCCTCACCCGAAGCCTCGGGGCCGTTCCCCATCCGGCCGCCATAGACGGCATTTCCCATACGCACCGAGCTACCTGCTAGCTCGGCAGCACGCGGTACGAGGGCCCGCCAGCGAGAGCCGGGGCTCGCAGCGTTGCCTAAGGCGACGATCCGGTCAGCCCGGTAACTCAGGCTCTCGACCAGGCGCGTCAAATGGCCGGACTCATGCCCGATCTGTGCGATGAACGCCGCAATGCGCAATCGCGTAACGATCCCGTACTTGCCCATGGCGGCGTTCAATACAGGAACAAAAACGCCGGCTTGGCGGCCGGCGTTGGGGAGGATCTGCAGCAGCTGCTGCTGGGTGATCGGCATGCTTTTCTCCACGCAATAAAATGCCCGCTCAGTGGCGGGCAGTTTTAGTAAGAACTCTATTCAAGCATTAAACAGAATAAGAAACTCTTTTAGCTGCAACCTTATAATCTCGGGCACCTGCCCACTTCTGTATCTTTCTTCGGCAAGGCTCTTCTATAAAGTGATGCCCGATCGCCGACAAAACCACGAGAACAAAAAAAGCCGAAGCAAAAAGTAGCCAATTAATCTCGAGCAAAGGAAAAGCCTCAATCAAGTCAACGCGGAACTTCACCAACAACAGCAACACAAGCGCCTGAAAAGAATAAAAACAGTAACTTATTTTCCCAAGCCATACAAACCACTCGCTTGCAAGCAACCTTGATATACGCCCATCGGACTGGCACAAACCCACCACAAGTACCACAACCACCGGCAGCACAAACCAATTATAGCCAATGTATGGTAACCCAAACCTTCTTAAGTTAATTAGCACTACGAATGATAGCAAAGCAATAACAACCGCTAAATTGGGATAAGGCAACCGAAATCCTCTCTGAACCGCCAGAAACCCGCAAACACCCAAAAGAAACTCAGGTAGCCGAAACGCAGGTAACGCGTAGAAAAAGGCCAACGACAGGTCCGGCCACACTCGCCCAAGCTGACCAGGAGCCACTGAGCAGAGCCACAATAGCGCCGCAAACGCCGCTAGCTTCTTATTCGATAACCTCGCCATCCAGGGCGCGATAAAAGGAAGCATCGCATAACAAAAGATCTCGACCGAAATAGACCAACTTCCGCCATTATTCCAAAACTTAAAGTAACTTGGCACCCAAGCTTGAAGCGCGAAGATATTTGTAACGACAAGCACAGCTGTATCCCATGCGGGCAATTTTGCTGCCCCCGCCTGACTACCGAATATCCAAGGCAAAGTGATCAGCGCCGCCAATATATATATTGGATAGATCCGCGCTAATCGCCGGACAAAATAGCTTTTCTTATCTTCGTATCTCCCAGAGTACTGATAAGCGAGAAGAAAACCCGACAGCACAAAGAAAACTGACATCCCTACAGCGCCTTGGGCTATCACATGCCCAACTACGCCAGCCGGAGAAAACGGCCAACTAAGCTCGAAATGAAAAAGGAATACATACAATGCCGCTATAAACCTAAGCCCGGTTAGCGGGAGTATTTCATTTTTAGTAGACAAACCAATCTTCCCTGAAGCCAAAATTCCAAAGCCGCGAATCTTACCGGACGCACCAAAGTTAAGCCACACCATTGCCAACTCCTTTCTTTGATTCAAGCTGGCAAATAAAAACCACTCTCATATAGGATCCAGTGATTAGCCAACACGTTACGAAGAACGGCTCGACGTCAAAGCTCTAGAACCTTGACCTCCTTGGCTTTCTTCGTCTTCTTGCTTTTGGCTTTGGCCTTGCCCTTCTTGCCGCCATTGCACTCAACGGTGGTGGACCAGCCGGCCTGAGTGAATACCTGCTCAACTGAGTCGACCAAGTACTCGCCATCGATGCCGACCTTAAAGCCCGTGGCGTTCACCGACCGCTCGGCAAACAGGTCGGTACGCCCAGGCATCTCGAGGCGCACACTCGCTGAGGTCCGATTGAAGGCTGTCAGCCGGGCCTTGGCTGCCTGTTCAGCTGCGGTCTTGTTGGGGTAGATATGACGGTCTGTATGCACCGCCGGCAGCCCGTCGGGGGCATCCGTGTTGTCCAAGCTGATCAGCTTCAGCTCACCGCTTTTCTTGTCCTGGTGCTTGGTGGCCACCGCCTTGTGCGTGTTGCGATCGCCTAAGCGGAACTGCCACCGACTGACATCGGCGGGCCTGATGGTGACGGCGCCCAAGGCCTTGCCGCTCGCACTGGTGCCGCCGTCGCGGGTCATGACAATCAACTTCCCATCCGCCACCTTGGCCGTGCAGTCGTGCTGCTTGGCAATGCGGGTGATGAAGTTGAAATCAGACTCGCTGAGCTGGTCAGCCCGGGGCACGTTCGTGGAGACATTGCACACCGGCGCCCAGCCGTTGCGTGCAGCCACGTCGGCAACGATCTTGGACAGTGGCACATCTTCCCAGCTACCGCTGCGCACCGTCTTCCCGGTACCGCGCATGTCGCCGGCCTTGCCGCGCACGACGATGGTGTTAGGCGGGCCGGATATCTCGACCTCATCCACCATGTAACGGCCCAGGCGCACCATGGACACCTCGGCATAACCCAGGTAAATCTCAATGCCGGCGCCGCGCTTGGGCAGTGCCACGGCGCTGTCGCGGTCATCAATGCGCAGCTCGAAGTCGTCCGACTCCATGCCGGGCTTCTCAGTGGTTTTCAGCAATAACAGACGGTCATTGATCAGCGCAGTAATGTCTTTACCGTCTGCAACGACGCGAAAGCGAGGGGTCATGGTTCACCCAGATACCCCGCCAACGCGGGGAAATGTTGGCGGCCGTTACGCGTAACGGATGGAAAGGACAGCCAGGCCTGGCTAATCCCAAAGCATCACAAGTTCTTCAGTCGGTGCCGGCATGTCCGGCAGGATAATCACCACACCAGCTCGGTACGGCTGAACCTCATCGGCCAGCCCTTGATTGGCATCGAGCACGCCCTCCACCGTGCCGCTCAGATGGCCGTAGTAGTTGTGACAGATGGTGTCCAACAGATCCCCGTCAGACGTTCTGCATGTCGTCGCCATAGCGTACAAACTCCAGGGTAAAGCCTTGCTTACGCGGGATGCCGCCGCCCAGCAGCGCGCTTTGTTCTTCCTCGACACTGGTCATGCACCAGGTGCCCAACACGTCGCCGTAGCCGGTGGTCAGCGTCATGGGCTGCAACTTGCCCCCCAGGGTTCGCAGGGTGTCCAGTTGCTTGATGCCGCCCCTGAAGCCCGGGAAGATGGCGCCCTTCAACGTCAGCTTTTCGTCACCCATACCGATAGCCTGCTGGGCTGGTCGACGCGTCAGTCGCTCCTGAGAGGCCCAGCGAAACGCAGACGAACGCCGCAGCTCATCAAAGGCTGCCGTGTCTAGGTTGAAGAAGTACGGCTGTTGTTTCGGATCACGCGGCTGCATGATCATCAGGTGCGGGAAGGGTTTCACTGCCTCCGGCGCCGGTGTGGCATCAGCAGCAAAAGCCCCAGTCGGGAGAATACCCGACAGCGAGGGGCTGACCTTGCCGGCGATGTTGTTGATCGCCGTCGCCGCCCGCCCCGTCTGTTCCTTCAGCGCACCCAAGCGCTCATCAATCTGAGAGGCCGCCCGGGTGGCTGCGCTGTACACCGACACCACCTGGCCAACCTTCGCCTGGGCCGCCGTCACCCCACGCATAACACGCTGAAGCTTTTCGCCAACGGCCGTCCCCACAAACGGAATACCTTCCAACTCCGAGGCCGCGCCGCTGAGTTCACTGATCGCCCCGTCTACCGGCGCGATCATCCCATCCAAACTACGGCGGCCGGTCTCACCCGCTGCCGCGAGGGACTTTATGCTTGATTGCAGCTGCTCCATGTAGCCCATAAATCCCCCAGGTCAAAGATGTGCGTCGTCGTAGAGCTTGCGGCTTTCCAGCTGCTGAGTGATTTCACGCTGTTGCTGCGCGATGTAAGGCTGCAATTCACGGGCGAGCTGCGCTGGATCCTTCACATCGCCCTGCACGATCACCTGAATCGGCGCGCTGATATCGACCTTTTGCTCGATCTTCGGCGCCGGTGGTTTTGGCGGTACCGCCATCAGCGAAACTGCAGCGGTAGTGCTCGAGGCCGGCGGCGAAGCCAGCGAGCGCACCACATCGCCACCCATCGGTCCTGGCACCTTGACGGCGCTAGGCATCAACAGAGAGCCATCACCTTTAGGCGCGAAAGACGTCGCGATATCGCCGAGCACCGGCGGAATGTCTTTGCCGGCGTTGACCATCATCAACGGACCAGCATCGGGCATCTTCTTGAGCCCATCGTCGCCGCCGAAGAAGGACTTACCCAAATATCCGCCCAGAGCGTCGCCACCCAGGCTGCCCAGGTAGGCACCCAGCAACCCACCGACCACCGTGCCGATTATCGGCACCGCCGAGCCAATCGCCGCACCCGCCGCAGCGCCGGCAAGTGTGCCCGCCAAGCCCCCTGCCGCCTCGCCATAGCCTTCGGCCTTTTCATCGCGGGTCGTGGCATTGTCGTAGGTATCTTTGATCTTGTAGCCAGCCTCAATGATAGCCAGAGCCGCAGGCAGCTTGGCGCCTTTGGGTAAGCCCAACCCGCGACCACCCACCTTACCGCCCCTCCAACCTTTGCCGCTGCCATCTACACCACCATCCAGGCCGCCCAAGCCACCTGCAGGCAGATTGGTGACGATTACCTTTTGCGGGATGTTCGGATTGCCCATCAGCGAACCACGGCCGACGTTCAGCAGGCCCTTGCCGATCTTGAGCGCACTCAGCGCGGCGCCCAACGTGACTGCGCCTGCAGCAACCGCAGCAATCACCGCCGTAACTGGTTGGTACTTGTTGGCCAGGTCAGCCAGCGCATAGCCAACCTTCCCCAGGCCATCCGCGACCTTATCGGTAAAAGGCCGCAAACCATCACCCAGGCTGATCATGGAAGCTTCCATGCCCGCCGTGGCCTCTGCCCATCTGCGGTTGGACGTTTCGCGGGCCTTGGCGGCGTCCGTCTCGATCTTGGTCTTGCCGTCGGTTTTCTCGATCGTGACCATGTCGGCCTTAATCTTGTCGCCGTATTTAATCTGCGCGAGCAAACCCGCACTGGCGCTCTGATCGCTGACGATGTTGGCCAGGCCCGCGGCTTCAGTCAGGGCCACCATGGCCTGCTGTTCCTCGGCGCTGCCGTCCGCTGCCGCCTTGATCTTGACCTTGAGGGCCTCGATCTTTTTGGCCTTCGCTGGATCTTGACGCTTGATCATTTCCTGACTGAGCATGATGAAAGCGTCAACCGGGTTGGCTGCCTTGCCGCTTTTCGTCGCGGCCAGGATCGAGCCGGCCAGGTCGTAACCTTCCTTGGCAAAGCGCTCCTGGC